CCCTCAGCTGATTGGTCATACGTTAACGTGTCATCGAGTCATTCGACGGAAAGCGCCACCACTGAAGCACATTGCCCCACATGCCGGGCAAATTTCGGAGACGTTATGGCCGGACGCGTGCGTCTCGCCGCCGCCGTCTTTTTCGCAAGGCAGCTGCAGCTCGAGCTCGAAGAGCTCGCAAATATCTTCGGCGTACCTCTCGCCGGCGCATCTTGAACATCGCGTCGATCAAGAAGCATGACAACATGTTGTCGGCGGTCATCGACCCTGGCGACAGTGTACCTACTCCAGGACCGATCATCACCGGGACTGGGTTCGCCTCGTTGTTTATGCCTAGCGCGCGAAAATTAGGCTATGACTCCGCGGGTGAATCCACTCGCGGGCGTCAGGTGACATTTTCGGTGGGGTACAAGGAAATTGTGGAGGTGAATATTGTTGGGAGTGGAGTATGGAAGTGGAGACGTGTCGTGTTTTGGCTTAGGGGTGATGATATGTGGAAGGATACCCTGTGGACCGACCCTTGGTACGACAAGACCGCTGTCATTGAGGGCTGTGACATGGTTCGGTTGATTGCTCAACCAACCTCGGATCAGCACACCGAAATTAAGCGGATCCTCTGGGACGGAACGGAAGGGATTGATTGGTCTTCGGAGTTTACGGCGAAAGTGGATACTTCTCGCATTTCTCTGGTTTCAGATCGGATATACACGTTAAACCCGCGCAATGAGAGTGGCTACTCTCGGACTTTTCGATTGTGGTATCCCACCCGCAAAACCATCGTCTACGGCGAGGATGAGGCCGGTGGGCAACCAGACGCGGGCGGAGTTTACGTGTCTACGAGGTCCAAGGCTGGCGCGGGTGATCTCTATGTCTACGACATTGTGTACCTCGCAGTGCCTGCTGCTTCAGGGACTGCCTCGTTGAAGTTTCAACCGGAAGGAAGATATTATTGGCACGAGCGTTAGATTAGGCAATGAGAGACTGAGTCAGATGAACTATGGTACAATTTCCCCGCAACCAATTGATGTCCACGTGGCCCACCTCCTCTGGGTCTTCGTTCATGCACCAGATGGTGGGCCTCCCCCACGTGATGGTCGTCTTGCCACGGTATTTGTCGGTGACGGTGAATGTTTGTTGGGCGCCAAGCCAACCCTTGTAGGCGGGGAAGAATTGAAAGTTCCCCTGGATGTCATCCATGACTGCGTACTGTGCGTCTTCGATGTCGGCTTTGACATCGTCGACGTTGAACTGTAGGCAGCAGTAGATGTGACGACCCAGTGATCTAGCCCACAGAGTTTTGCCTAGACGCGTCTCACCCCACAGGATCAGGCTTCGAGGACGTCCTGCTGCAGACGAGGGTTAGGATTAGGGTTAGGGGTTAGGATTAGGGTTAGGGGTTAGGATTAGGGTTAGGGGTTAGGATTAGGGTTAGGGGTTAGGATACCCTCTCGCCCTCCCTAAAAACTCCCCCCTTGGGGGGTGGGGGGGGCCAATTACTCACCAGTTCCAGACAAATTGTCACGTACCCATTCATCGAGCTCCGGAACTCCCTCAGTGCTAAGTCGAACGGACGCGGGGTGCTCGTATGCAACATGCGGGGGTCGATAGTGCCATTCGGCATAGGATCGCAGCGACTGGAAGTTGCAACAAAGCGCTCGTGGTGCCAGCTCTCGAACAAGGTCCCAAAACTCGTCAACAGTTGGTGCATGTGCGATTTGAGACCAGACAGAGTCAGCTCCCTGAATCTGATCGTCGATGACGGGACTGAGCCCTCCTGCAACAACGTCGCCGTCCTTGATTGCATAGTCGAGCATCGCCTGCGGTGTGCGACCGCATGGTGTAAAATTCGGGTGGTGGCCCTCAACATCGAATCGTCGAGGGTTTCGGATGTCGACCTTTCGGCCGAAATCCACGAAAGCGTGGTAGTGAATACCTCCATCAGCATGATTTTCTCGTCCAATGAGACACTCAGCTGGAAATGACGTAATAACGTCGTGTATAGCCCATGGATCCAGGTTGTCTGCTCGGGCGTAGGTGAGGAGGACATAGCGGGCGTGGACGCGGAAGCGTTGCTGACTCATCTTTCCCCTGGGGAGCGCAGGATAACATTGTCTGCGCTCCCCTGGGGGAAGGGGGAAGACCCTCGGTCTATTTAAGCACCTCGACCCCCCCGTTTGGGGCCCGAGCGTCTTTCTCCTTTCATCAAATTGGTTAGTATCCTTCAACCTCTCATGAATCCAGTTTGCGCGATTTTTGCCATCGAATCATGTCGACACGTGGTCCCCATCCCTCAGCTGATTGGTCATACGTTAACGTGTCATCGAGTCATTCGACGGAAAGCGCCACCACTGAAGCACATTGCCCCACATGCCGGGCAAATTTCGGAGACGTTATGGCCGGACGCGTGC